ACAGTTAAGGCATTAGATAACGGTTGGAATGTATACACAGCTAATCGTGGTGGGCGTGTAGTTATTGAACAAGATATTGATTCATTACATACCTTTACTGATGAAAAGCCTGAAAGTTTTGGAAAGAATCGTGTTATTAGAACACTCGATACAATTGCAACAGATACTTCTGAAGTTTTCGAAAATAGTTTTATTGGCAAGGTTAATAATGATGAAACTGGTCGTGATTTATTCAAAGCAAATCGAGTTTCATATATGTCTGATTTGATGAAAGCACGAATCATTTCTGATTTTGAACCAGCTGATCTAACCGTTGAATCTGGAGATGACAAAGACTCAATCTTAGTCAATTTGACGGTGACACCAATTGATTCGATGGAAAAACTATACATGACGATTGTGGTCGCTTAGGAGGAAAAGAATGACAAGTACAACATTAGATGGCTTTTTAAACGCCAGAGATACAATTTCTAGTAACGAAGCTAAGCTATATTGGGAAATTGACGGACGTAATATTCCAATGATTGAGACTAGTGAATTTTCTGCTACAGCTAAAAAAACAAAAACTGATGTGGCTATTTTGGGATCACGTTGGCAAGGGAAAAAGGTCGTTGGTCTTGCAGGTTCTGGTAATTTCACTGCATATACAGTAACCTCAGAATTTCTTAAATATGGTTTGAAATATGCTGATCATGGTGAAGATATTTACTTTGATGCGACATTAATCATTGAGGATCCAAGCAGTCGAACGGGCAAACAGGTTGTGATTATTCATAATATCAATCTAGATGAAATCCCAATTACTGATCTCAAGGCCGGCAAGGATGTAATGACTTGGAAGACTGGATTTTCATTTGAGGGTATCGAGCTAGTCGAAGAATTTAATGACATTAAGGGAGCAAATTAATAAATATGACTGATGTAAAAGATTTTTTAAGAACTAACGTGGACACAACTCCAAAAGAAATGAAGATTAAACTAGATCGGTTTAATTCTCCGTTTGTGCTGAATTCGTTAGATGCTGAAACTAGTTCACGTCTGCAAGATGAAGCTACACATCCAATTAAGAATCCAAAAACTGGTGCAATTTCCAGAGATCTTAATGTTCAAGAATATGGCGATTTGATTTTGAGTGAATCAATCGTTGAACCTGATTTAAAGAATGCCGAATTGCAAAAGTCATGGGGGACTCCTGCTGATCCTGTAGGTTTGCTTAAGAAAATGTTGATGGCTGGCGAGTACACTGAATTACTTCAAAAGGCTCAAACATTAAGCGGGTTTGATGAAGAAAATATGAACGAGTTAGTTGATGAAGCAAAAAAATAATTGAGGCCGATGAATTTAGTGATATGGGGTATTATCTTTATGCACTAGAGGAGTTCAAATGGACACCTAAACGATGGATTGAGTTAAAGCCACGTGAAAAGGCATTGGTCATAGCTTGTATTGATCTTGTTATTGAGAAAGAGCAAGAGTCACAAAGAGAAAATTAAAAGAGGGCACTAAGACTATATATCAATAGTTTTAGTGCCTTTTTTCGGAAAGGAGGTTAAATATGTGGCTACGATAGGTGCTACGATCAAAATTTATGATGGTTTTAGTAATCCACTTGATAAATTTAGCTCAGGCATGGATAAGGCTAAACGGGCGATGAGTGGCTTGAAGAGTAGCTTTAAAGATGGCCTTAATGGCAATATTCAAAGTCCATTAAATAATATTGGACAACAAGCGGAAAAAACTAGTGGAATTTTTAAGAAGATGTTGGGTGCCAATATTGTTGGAACTGGTATTACAAGAGGGATAGGGTTAGCAACTTCTGGTATTCAGTCAATGATGGGAGAATTAAACGAAGCAAGTACTTCCTGGCAAACTTTTGACGGAAACATGAGAATGCTGGGAGATTCTCCAGCTCAAATAGAGTCGGCTAAAAAATCGATGCAAAAATTTGCACAAGATACAATTTATTCTGCTTCCGATATGTCTCAAACATATGCTCAATTAGCGGCAGTTGGTACGAAAAATACTGATCAGTTGGTTAAAGGTTTTGGTGGATTAGCTTCTGCTTCTGAAAATCCACAACAAGCTATGAAGACACTTAGTCAACAGGCTACTCAAGCAGCTGCTAAGCCTATGATTCAATGGCAAGATTTTAAGTTAATGTTGGAACAAACTCCTGCCGGTATGGCGGCCGTTGCCAAGACGATGGGAATGAGTACTAAAGATTTAGTTACTAAGGTTCAAGATGGCAATGTTGCAACTAAGGATTTCTTTGACGCAATTGCTAAGACTGGTACGAACGATAATTTTACTAAGATGGCTACTCAGTATAAAACTATCGGACAGGCAATGGATGGCTTAAAAGAAACGATGGCTAATAAGATGCAGAATGCGTTTGATCGTATTAGTAAAGTGGGTATTAAATGGGTTAGTGATCTGACTGATAACATCGGCAGAGTCAATTTTAATTCTATGGCAGATAAAGCATTGAGCGCCATTAATACGATTTCTAAAGCTACAGGAAGTATCTTTGATGGATTTAAGAATACTGATGCAATTTCTTCCGTTAAAAGAATGTTTGATGATTTAGGTCAAGCGGCTAGTAATGTCTTTAAAGGATTATCAGGTGGTCAGGATCCATTTGCTTTCTTAAAGAATGTTGGTAAAGGTGCTGGTAGTGGAATTAAGACTATTGCTAATGTCATTGATAGCATTGCTGAAGCAATCTCTAAATTAAGCCCTGGTCAAATACAAGGGATTGCTACAGCTATCGGAGCTTTAGCGGGGTCAATGCTGCTTATGAAAGGATTATCTGGAATAGGCAAGATAATTTCAGGAGTATCTGGTCCACTTTCAAAGTTAGCCAGTGCTGGTAAAGGTTTATCAGGTTTAAGTAAATTGACGGCTATTGCAGGTAAATTAACGGGGCTTAGCGGAATCGGCTCATCAATTGCCGGATTGGCAGGATCCTTAGCAGCGGTTGCGCCAGTGATATTGGGAATAGCTGGAGCACTTGTGGTAGCAGGACTTGCAATTTATGCTTTTAAAACTAATTTGGGTGGCTTCGGTGATTTCGTTACAGGAGTATTTTCTGCGCTATCAGGCCCAGTTTCGTCTATTATTTCAACATTTAGTGATGTATTTGGTACTTTAGGAGAAGTATTCAATTCGTTAAAGCCATATCTAATGGATATAGCAACCATTGCAGGTGGTATCTTGGTTGCAGGGTTGATGATTGCTGCAGTTGCTGTCGCTGCGCTAGCTGATGCATTAAAGATGTTAGTGAATATTGCAGGTGCTGTTGTTCAAGCCCTGATGGGTATTGGTCTAAGCGCGAAAGCAGCATTTGAAGGTGTACGTGGTAACTTTGGACAAATGAAGAAAGATTTTGGTTCGGCTAAAGATGCGTTTGGAAAGTCAGGTAAATCTTTAGCTAGTGCTTTCGATTTCTCTGATTTAGCAACAGCTAAGGTTTTTAAAACCATTGGTAAAATCAACGGACTAGCAGAAAAAAATAGTTCCAAAAAGATTAAGGGTCCAACCATTGGAACTCCAAAATTTGAGGGCTCTGCCGATCCAACCAAGGCTTTAGAAAAGAAAGTTAGTGGTAAGAAAATTAAAGGACCACAAATAACACAGCTTGATTTTAGTAAAGGTGATCCTTTAAATGGTTTAGGCAAAAAAGTAAGTAAAACTAAGATCAAGGGTCCTAAAGTTGAACCAACTTTTGAAGGTGGAGACCTTATTAAGCAGATGCAGAAGAAAAATTCTGGTAAGCTCAAAGGTCCTCAGATTGGACAGTTAAACTTTAGTGGTGGAGATCCATTACAAAGTCTCAATAAGAAAGTAAGTACGGCCAAGATCAAAGGACCGACTGTTCAAAAACCTAAAGTACAAGGTGGAGACCCAACCGCCGATATTAAGAAGAAAGTTAGTTCATCTAAGATCAAAGGTCCTACTATTCAAAAGCCTACGGTTCAGGGTGATCCGACTTCTGAAATCAAAAAGAAAGTTTCATCAGCTAAGATTCCTGCTCCTAAAGTTGCAAAGCCTAAGGTTCCAGCAGTAGATACAAGCTCACTTTCGTCAGCTAGAGCAAGGATCAATACTCAGATGAATGGCATCAAATCTTCAATTTCAAGTTCAATGAGAGGTGCTGCCTCTGCTGCTAAATCTGGAATGGCACAAGTAGCTAGTGCAGTTCGTTCAGGTATTCAAGCAGCAGTTGCCGCTGGCCGTTCTGGTGCATCACAAATGAGATCAATTGGTGTCATGATTGGTCAAGGTCTTGCACAAGGTATGCAGTCACAAGTGGGGACAGTTGCTGCAGCTGCTAATGCGCTAGTATCACAAGCTAATAAAGCAGCACGTGCCAAAGCTCAAGTTCATTCTCCATCGAGATTATTTGCTGAGATTGGTGGTTTTATTGGCCAAGGATTGGCAATAGGAATGGATAGTACTAGAAGCGTTGTAGCTAAGTCTGGAAGTGCTTTAATCAGCGCGGCGAGTGGTTCCAATGGAAGTGTTAAAAATCCATACTCTACAGGCAGTGGCAATCGTAGTAACCTACTAAATTCTGTTACAAATAGTTCAAATGATAATAGTAATGGAAAAAGTTCAAGCATTGTTATTGAATCAGGTGCTATTCAAATTAATAGTACTGGTAATGCCGATTATGACGGAGATAGATTATTACAAATTATTGAAAATAAACTTATTGAGAAACAAAATGCTTCATTAAGTTAGGAGGTGATGTATATGGATAATCATTTAGGATTTTACTTAACCAATGATTCGAATCAAACAATTGAGTTACCAGTTAATCCAGCAGAAATAACAGTTAAACGTGAAAGCGATGATAAAACTGAATCGGTTATCAAACTTGGTGAAGTCAATTTGCTAGGTGAAGACAAACTTCAAGATATTAGTATTGAGAGTTCGTTACCGGTTGATCCTAAAGCTGAGCATTATGTTTCAGCATTGGAATTACTCGATTCTGCTCAAGATTACATTGATTGGATTGAGTCAGCTAGAGAGTTGAAGAAACCAATTAGATTGGTTATATCGACAACGAAGATTTCTTTGAAGTCTACGATTGCTAGTTTCGAATATGGAATGAAGAATGGATATGACGGCGAGTATATTTACACGTTAGCATTGAAAGAATTTCGACCATTTGAAGCTAAAAAAATAGGTGTTAAACAACAGCCAGTTCAGACTGTTGAAGAACGTCCTAGTCCACCTAGCAAGGTGGGGATGGGCTCTACTGTGATTGTTAATGGTCAACTACATCGGGATAGTCAAGGCAATGGACCAGGTATTACAGAACAGAACGCAACTAGAAAGATATCTTTGGTTGCACCTGGTGCATTGTATCCATATCACGTTACTACCGTTGATGGTGGTGCCCGTGGCTGGGTCAAAGAAAGTGATGTGAAGTCAGCATGATTACTAAATTTACTATTGGTCGAAGGCATGCTGGAGATACGTGGGATGTCAGCAATTTAGTTAACAACGTTAAATGGGTTACTGATTTAAACTTTGCTGCAGGCACATTAACTTTTGATTTGTTATTTGATAATTCATTCTACCCTCAAAATGGTGACGTGGTTGAATTTCAATGGGACAGTCAGAAAATATTTTACGGTTATATCTTCAAGGTGACTTTCAAAGAAGATAAGAAGTTCAGTATTACCGCCTATGACAAGACTAGGTATCTTAAGAATGAAGATTCATTAGTTTGGCCAATCTCAACTATTTCAGATAGATTCGACACAGTTTGTAAAATGGCTGAGATCAGTCACAAAGTTATTAATGGATCAGATTACAAATTGCCTGCTGAAGTTGCTGATTCTAAAACGTATTTTGATATGTTGAAAAGTAGCATTGATAAGACTCAAAAAGCAACTAATCAAATGTACTATGTCTTTGCAAATTACGATGTAGTTGAGTTGCGAAAAGCACCATATAACGAATTGAATATTATTGTTGGAGACCAGTCCTTGTTGACTGGTTTTTCTTTTGAGAAAAGTATTGATGAAGCTGCTAATTCAGTCCGTATTATTAAAAAGAATCAAGCTGAATCACAACAAACTAGTTCAACTGCATCTGATGATAATGAATCGAGTGGTGATGATCCTACCAAAACAAGTTTCAATTTTACTGATAGCAGTGCTGCTAATGTTCAAGATTGGGGCAAGTTGCAGACAGTAGAAAACGCCAAGGATAAAGCCAACGATGCACAAATGAAACAACGTGCTGATGAATTGCTAAAAGAAAAGAACAGGGAAACCTATACCCTGAGTTTGACCTGTTTGGGTGATACATCATTAGTAGCTGGTAACTCTGTGAATGTTCAAATTAGTGATTTATCTAATGCAGGTTTTTGGATCAGCAATACAGCAATAATAAAGGCCACTCATACTTTTGGTACAGATTATAAATGTGATTTAGAAATGAAGGTGAACGAGCCATGGCTGGAGAGCAACTCCTCAACATGATGAACTCTAAGGGAGGTAAAGAATCTGATTATGCTGACATCATGTATGGAAAAGTAATTTCTGCCGATCCTTTAAAGATTCAGACATCTAATCAAATGATTTTGTCTGAGTCTTTTTTAGTTCTCGGACGCCAGGTTACTAAACATCAAGAACGGATCAAAGTTTTATCTCATCATGATCAGATTCAAGATATCTCTGGTAATCGTCCTGATGTTTCAGAAGTTATCGAGATTGATGGAACTTTAAAGAAGGATGATCAAGTTATCATGATTCGTTTTAATGGTGGTCAACAGTTTTTTGTGCTTGAGCGAACGAATGACAGAGTGGGAGATGATAGTGAAAATGGATAATCCTACAAAGACATATCAGGTCAAGAATGGTCGTATCTTAAATAAATTCGATGGTCATGAAGCCATGATTCAAGCTGTTGATAAGATTTTAAAAACGGAACGTTTTGTTTATCCAATTTACGATAATCAGTATGGCAATGACTTCTTTGAATTATTTGGAAAGAGTTTTGATTATGCGACTGTTGAAGTTGAGAGAATGGTTAAAGAAGCATTACTAGCTGATGAACGAGTTTTAACAGTTATGGTTGATGATATTGAGGTTATTGAGAGAACCATTTTAAAAGTCCATGGTTCATGTACAACAATTTATGGCGAGATTCCAATTGAAAGTGAGGTGAGTGTAAATGACGCCTGAAGATTTATCTAATAAGATTGAGAAACAAAACTTTGAATTTTATTTAACTCAAATGATGGCTAAAGTTCCGAATGATATCGATAAGCGACAAGGTTCAATTATCTATGATGCTTTAGCACCAGCTGCAATGGTGATGGCTCAACAATCTTTGAGTTTATCCAATATTGTTCGAGAAACTTATATCAAAACTGCAGACAGCGAGTTTCTTGATTATCGCGCTGTTGAGCATGGAACTTCAAGACAGCTGGCAACTGCAGCACAAGTCAAAGCCAAGTTCTTAGATTCAAAGGGAAATTCAATTGACAATGTTGAAATTGGTGATCGATTCGCCAGTTTAGGAGATACTCCAGTATTCTATAAGGTTATTAAAATCAATGATGATCTTACGGGAATGTTGGAAACTGAAGAAGTTGGAACACGTCCTAATGGATACCTTGGTCAAATCTTGCCAGTGACGCCTAATGATGTTTTATCATGGGCTGAGATTATTGAAGTGTCGATTCCAGCTAAAGATAACGAAACCGATGATCATTTGAGAAACAGGCTTCTATCAACTGATTCGTGGATCGCATACGGTGGAAACATTGCTGACTACTTGGATATGATTTCTAAAATATCTGCAGTAGGTTCAGCCCAGGTCTATCCAACTTGGCAAGGTGGTGGAACAGTCAAACTAGTTATTTTAGATAATGATTTGATGCCGGCCAGTGAAACACTATTAAAACAGGTAAAAGAAACTATTGATCCAATTGATTCAGAAAGTGAGGGATATGGACTAGCTCCTATTGATCATAAGGTTACTGTGGTAGCACCAGAACTTGTCACAATCGATATTTCTACTAAGGTTGAAGTTGATACTCAAGTAGATATAGAGGCTTTAAAACCTAAGATATTGAGTGCAATCGAAGATTATCTTAAATTGAGAAGAATTGCATGGAGCCAAATCAATAAGGTGACAGGTAGAGGTTATGCACTCACTATTTACCGCTCTCAAATTCTTAGTTCAATCATGAAAGTTGATGGAGTAGTTAACGCATCGATTCCAACTTTAAACGGTAAAGATGATGATATTGCGTTAATTTTCAATAATGAATTATCGCAGATTCCTATAGTTGGTGAGGTGAATTTGAATGGTTAAACTTCAAGATTACTTGCCAGAATATTATGACGACGTTTATGAAATGCAGAAACTAGTAGCTGCAGAACAAGCTGATTTTAGTAACTTTGATGATTTGATTCTAAGAACACTATTGAATCAATTTGTAATTCAGGCTGACGAGAATGGAATTTCAATTTATGAAGATCAATTGGGTATCAATCCTAATCCAAATGATTCGCTTGAGGCACGTAGATACAATGTTTTGATGCATCTATTGCCACCCAAACCTATAACGTTACGATACTTTAATGAACTACTTCATACACTGCACGTACCAGCATCGATAAATGTTGAATATGCAGTTAGAAATGTAATAGCGAAAGCAAAAAGAAGTGAGATTAGTAAGGACCAGATTAAACGTTTGAAATATCTGTTAAACGTTTATCTACCTGCTAATCTCACTTTTGATATCATCACGACTTCAGATACTGAAACTGACTTGAAATTGTATTTAGGAATTGTGTTTGATACTGTCACCAGTGCAATTTCTAACCCTAGATTGACAACATATGCTGATTCAAAAACAGAAATATACCAGGGTTCGATTGAATCACAAACTATGGTAATTGCCAGATCAAGAGCATCAATTAAAAAATCGACTGAAATTAATAGTTTTAAGTATATTGGGACGATTGCACCACAGGTTTTACTAGAAATTAAAACATATCCAAGAGAAAAGGAGCTGAATATTATTGTCTAAATATAGTGAAACAATCCTTACAGCAAATGGTTTGGATTTAGCGACGAGGGCAGCTAATGGGAAAGTTAGATTTACATTAACCAGAGCCGCAGCAACTTCAGATGATTTAAGCACGATGTCGGAAACTGACTTACAAAATTTAACGGCCTTACCTAATGAGAAACAAGCCGGAACAATTACTAATCAAGATGAAAATATTCCCAATTCACCTGCTGTAGTTGGTACTGAGATTTTATTCACCAATGAAGGAATCAATGAAGGCTACTCAATCAATAGTGTTGGCTTATACGCTAAAGAAGAAGGCAAAGATGAAGAAATTCTATATGCCGTTAATACTGCTATTGAACCTGAATTTATGCCAGATTTTGCAGATAAAGTTATCATGCAGTTCAAGATCACAATGTATGTCATTGTTGGTCGAACCGAGAATGTAACAGTAATTGTTGATCCGACCGGCATGGCTTCGAAAGAATGGGTCAATACCAAGATTGCTGAAATTGATGTTAATGATAAGATTCAAGATTCATCAATTGATGATCAACTTCAAAAACGTTTAGTCTATACGAATTTTAAGAGTAAGGATTTGAATAAGACCACACAGATTGCCGAAGTGGTTGGTCAGTTACCAACTGGTTTAAAAACCGTCGATAAGAATGGAAATATCACGCCGATTTTGCCTGATGATGATGGATTGATCAGTGTAGGAAATATTTCAGGTGATGGATCTGATGCTGGTGGAGAAGATCCGGATCATCCAAGTGCTGGGATTGATTACTATGCTGGATCTTTGGAAAAAGGTGAAATTACTGATAGACATATTTTGCTACAGACTCCAACGAGTCCTACATTAAAAACTAATGTTAAATTTTTAGATGATGTTGGTTCAACTATGAATCGTGTTGGAACTGGACTGCAATTTATGATCTATTTGCAACGGACAACGATTACTAAGGGCGTTATTGGTGCTGTCACCAAAGTACAATTTAACTATGATCCTAAAAATGTTGCCAAACAAGGTTTCTATACTACTACTGCTCCAGTTCCAATGTATACGAAAGCTGAAAGCTATGAGGTAGACAAATCAAACACTGTTACTTTAGAGGGCATTGGTGAAGGTTTTGAATTAAAAAATCACAAGGCACCGGGATTAATACTTACATTTAAATCGGATAAGACAATGGATGTCGAACCGATTCAAGGTTATGACAATGATGGTGCTGCTAGTGGAGTTACGGGGTATACGTATGATGTAGTAATTGAAATTATTTCTTCTTATAACACTCAAACTGCAGTTGCCCAATTACCAGCGGGATTATTCGTATTTAACGGAGATGCATATGGAGATATTGCTCTTGCCGGTATAAGTGATTCTTTCTCAAATGTGAGTGGAGTTGAAATTAGTCTTAATCCAATTCTGTATTTACAATTTTATGGTCCTAGCTCGGTTGGTACGAATTACGATATTAGTAATTTTAGTATATCTGGCGTATATCAGTTATCTAAATCTCAACTAATTGAAGGTTATAAAGTAAATATAAATGTAGCATCACAGTTGGCACGCATTGGAGAGTTCTATGATGCAAAAATAGTTGCAACAAATAGTTACATTTTGGTAGGTGAAAATTCTATTAAATTGAATTTAAATCTTAAAATTACAGCTGGCAATAAATCGGCTGGATCATTTGGAATTACATATTATACTGCAACCACAGATATCAAAGTGGCATCTGTAAAAACGATATGACAGGAGAAAAATATGACTTTAATTGCAGTTACAATAGTGGACAATAAGGTAGATGGATATGCTGATGAAAATTCAGCACAATTACAAGCAACAAAAAAAGGCTGGATTCTAGTTGATAGAGATCCAGCCTTTGATGTATCTGAACGATTTAAATGGTCCATTCGACCAGAAGATGGCAAGTTAGTTCATATTGATACTAACCAAACCTCTGAAGAAGAAAAGAATACTGTAATAACAAATTTAACGCTTCAAAATCTAACACAAGCCAATGAGATTACAGAATTGAAGAAGTTTTCAACAGCGCAAACATTGCAGAGTCTTCAAGATTCTCAAGATAAAGAAGGATTACAAAAAGTTATCACAAACCAAACAATGCAAATTCTAGAATTGCAAAAAAGTATTAATGATATGAAAGTAGCTAATTAATAGGAGGAACTAATTATGGATGCAGCAACATTAAAGATTGTTTTTGGCTGGGGAATGCTTAAAGCCTCGGACTTGGAAGCTTACGTACCTGATCAAATTTCAGAAGATGATTTTAAAGAAATCACTGGAGAAGAATTTAAGAAAGAAGGTTAGCAAATGCTAGCCTTTTTATTTTGGAGTGATGCGAATTGAAATTTTTAAAACAGAATCACTTTTGGTTTTTAACTGGTGCCGAAACATTTACGTTGGGACTGATCTTCATATTCAGTGGTAATTTTATTGATCGTCCACCAAATGCACCAGGATTCATTGCTAACGTAGATGATCCACCATTTGCTATTGCTTTGATAATTATTGGATTGTATGTGATGTTCTCATGTTTTGATTATTTGCATAAGTCCAATAAAGATTTGATAGTGTTTATCCTGCTGTTCGTTTGGACATTCTATCTAATTATTTTTTCGATTCACGATTTATCAGCCCCTATCTTAATGCCAAAGTTCACCACATTATTTATCTTCTTTATCGATGTTCGAATTTTATTGGAAGCTTTTTGGAGTGATCCAAGCTAGTGGATTCTGAAACAGTAAGAACTATTATATCTGCCATTGTGGGGGCAATTATTACTGGGGTATTTGGCGTTTGGTTACAGCGATTAAAGAATCAAGGATCTAATGAGAATATCTATGCGGATCATACGAATGATCTTTTTGAACGTCTGGATCGAATTACTAATGAACGGGACGACTTGAAGGAACAAGTAATTGAGTTAAAAGCTCAAGTCGAGAAATTAAATAATGTGATTGATTCATTGAATGAACAAATGGGAGATCTAACCACTCAATTGAACAAATTAACTAAACAAGAGGAGAAGAAGTAATGCAAATTATCGAAGGATTAAATTTGATTGACGTAGCACAGCTTACAGTTATTGCCACCTTGTGCTACGTATTAACCAATTCAATTAAGAATACAAAAACTATTGATACTAAGTGGATGCCGTTTGTATCGATGACTTTGGGATTAGTGTTAGCAATTGTCACAGCCCTGGTATTTCATGATAAAGAAATTGGCAAAGCAATTATCGCTGGTTTGTTAGTTGGTGGATGGACATCAGGAATGTTTGATGGTATCCAAGGCTTTCTAAATGATGGAGGTGCTTCTGAATGAAGAAAAAGTTAATCTATATTGTAAGTCTGCTGGTTGCAGGCTTATTTTTTTATGTGACACCAGTTCAAGGCGCTAGAACAGATATGGTCGATGTCAGTAATCATAATGGCTACATGACGGTGTCTAACTTTCAGGACATGCTCAATAATTATGGTGTTAAGTCAGTGATTACTAAAATTTCTGAAGGTACCTACTACCATGATTACACTGCAGCAAATAATATTTATACAGCACAACAAGCAGGACTGTATATTAATGGCTATCACTTTGCACGATACACTACAGTAGCTGGCGCAATTGCTGAAGCAGATTATGCGGCTACTTTAGCCAAAGCAGACGGCCTACCTATTGGATCAGTATTGGTAACTGATGTAGAAGCAGAACAGCAGACTGGATTATCAAGGGCAACCAACAATGCTAATAACAAGGCGTTCATGGATCAAGTAGCAAAGTATGGTTATCGCTCTGATGTTTATACGATGTCTAGTTGGTTAGGAAATAAGATGGATGTGAATACTGGTGGCTGGATTGCCTCGTATCCTTACAATGCATCTGATAAGTCCTGGTATTCTGGTAATCATGCATGGCAGTGGGGAAGTACTTACAATTTTGTCGGAAGCTATGGCAATTTCGATGTGTCTCAAAACTATGATAATTTCTATACTGCTGATCAAGTCGCTGAAGTAGACCCACGTCAGACGGTTAACAATATTGTCTCTGTAAAAGGTAATAAATATAAGGCATACGCAACCTATGATAGCAATGGTGTTGCTAACGAAGGAACTGATGTCGTTAGTGCCACAGATTGGATATCCAATTCAATTTTAGTAATCAATATGAAGCCGTATTTTGTGATTGGACATAATGTTTTATTACCACAATCAACAACTACTTTTAAAAATAAGGTAGTGATAAATTACAATTCCGATTATGGTGTTTTAGCATTTACTTCAAAAGGTCAATCCATTCAAGGTTCTAACAAGATTTTTAAAGGTGGAACTGAATGGAAAACTAATAGTACATTAACAGATATCCCTAATATTGGCTGGTGTTATAGAGTTGCCGCTGATCAATATATCCCATTGAGTTACATGCAAGGATCTGGCTATAAAAAATAAAAAATCGTCTAATTACATTTTTGTGATTAGGCGATTGAATATTAAATCTAATTAAAAATTTTAAAATCTAAATTATATTAGAAAAAATAATGATTATCAAAAATAGAAAGATATTTACTTGTATTAAGATTAAAAATATTAAATGTAAAAAGGTTGAAAAATTGTTCA